ATAAAAGAAGGGAAAGTAGAAATTAAAGTAGATGTTCAGTTAAAATAAATCTATGGAAAAAGTTTATTCAGACAATTTAATAGAAATAGAAAAAGGTAGAAAATACTGGAATGTTTGGCTCAAAACCCTTTATTGGGCTTATTGTAAATTGGTATCAAGAAAAAGAAACTTAAAAGAAGTCATTAGATATTCTCGGAATTGGGTTAAAAAAGAAAATAAAAGACAAACAAAATTAAGGGAATATGGAAACAGAAAACTCCTGCGAGCATAAATGGGAATTGCGATACTGGATGAGAGGTTATGAGCCAGTATATTATTGGCAATGTGAAATTTGTGGGGAGATGAAACCATACTTAAAATGGTTAACTTGTTAAATTTATGAAAAAAGAAAAAAAGAAAAAACCCCTCTGGGGGCTGTATAAAGGATTAAAAATAGATGAAGAAGATTTTGAGAGAGTGAGGCATCCTGATAGATTCATAGAACAAGGGCATATTTCAAAATGTCAACATAATTGGATTTTCATTCCTGATGAAACTTCTACCTATAAATGGGCTGGATATTGGAGATGTAGGAATTGTGGATTACTGAGATATTAAAATAAACCTATGAGAAAAGAATTTTGTGATATTTGCGGAAAAGAAACTAAATCTGGAGCAAAATATTGGGGAATATTAAGTCGGGGATGGATTATTTTTAGGTATCCTTTGTATTATGATTTTGATTTATGCGATGATTGTGCCTTAAAGGTTAAAGAATATATTGATTATTACAAGAATTTAATGGAAAAGATTAAAATATGGGAAAATGGAAAAATAAAAAATGAAGAAAGAAATAAAAGAAAATACAAAAATTAAACGGAAAAAAGCGTCTTTCGGTGCCATTATGTCAGTAGACAACTTTTAATTTTTGTGTTCTAATATATGCTTACTAAAAAAAATTTTCTAATTCAATATTATGAAAAATGGCTTGAGAGATTAGTTGCTGCTGAAATTGATGTTGAAGCTTATAAAGATATAGATAAAGATAAAATAGTTTTGTCTGAAGATGTTCCTTCTAATTTAGTTATAGGAAGACAACCAATGACCCTTTTGACAAAAAGAGATGTCCGGGCTGGCGATATTCTTAAAGAAAGCCAAGAAAGAAAAGAAATTGCTCAAAGATTTTGCGATGCGATTTTGAAATTAATAGAGAAAGAAGAGAAAAAAAATTTAACATCTTGAATTATTTGGGCGTCGCTAATCATTTGACTAATTAGATATAAAACCCCCAATTTTTTGCGATTTTTTGGGGGTTTTTAGGTTGTGATATAATAAAGGTGGAAGTTAATTCCTCGTAGGGTTTTGTCCTTCCCCGACGATAACGATAAACAGGTGGCGGGACAATTAAAAGGTCTTTATCAAAAATAAAAAACTATGAAGAAAAAACTATATATAACATTAGAGAGAGATAATAAAGGAATAAACATCTATTTAAAAATACCACAAGAGTTTGAAGATTATTTTAGCGAATTAAGTAAAGGCGAAATTAAAATAAGTAATTGCTGGAAATATAGTAATGGAGAAGGGGCAAAGTTTTATACTCTTACAGACGAGTATCAAGAAATGGAAAGAAAATTTACATATAATTCCTTTAATAGTTATGGCGATGGGTTAATAAAAGATGAGAAGATTAATTTAGCGATGTTAAGGTCGGTTGGGGCAAGTCAAGGTATCTCAATTTATTCTAATAAATTTTTACCGATAGATAATATGGATTTTGAACGATACATAAGAGAATTAGGTAGTTATGCTAAAAAGATTTGGGAAAGTTTTATTTCTAAAAAGAAATTAAAAGCAATTATTACTTTTGAATTGTAAAATGGATAAAAAATTACTGGAAAAATTTACTTGGGGATTTGAAATTGAGGGATTATTCCATAATGATTTGGTTAGTAAGTTGCGGAAATTAGAGGATAAAAAAAGTTATATTAAACTTGAAATAAAAGATGATGGCTCGGTTGATATTGATTTACCAGATAGTTTAGATAAAACGGAATGGGGAATAGAAGAAAACGATAAAGAAGTTGCTATCGGGATTTTTAAAGATTTTAAGGAAATGTTAAAAGTTTTGAAAATGTTTAAAAATGAAGATAACTATTTAGAGAATAGCAGTTGCGGGCTTCATATTCATTTGGGAGTGAAAGATGAACTATTAAGAGCAAAAATTGGCGATTATAGTTTTATTAAAAAATTAGAGAAATGGGTTAAAGAAAATTTATGCGGACGCACGCAAAAAAGATTAAATAATACTTATTGCCAACATTATGGAAATTTTGTAAATACTTACAGAGAATGGCGGAAAGAAAGTAAATACCGATTTTTAAGTAATCATCCACAAGGCACTTTTGAATTTAGATTTTTCGCACCTTGTAAGCATAAGATAAAAAATGTAAAAAAGTTTTTTGAGTTTTTTTTCAACGAATTAAGTAATAGGTTATGCTTTAAGAGTAAAATTTTTACTATGCCAGTAATAGAAAATGAATTAAACATACCATATTTTATTGATAAAGATAAAATGATAATTAGAGATAAAATTAAAATAGAAAAAAATAAATTAAATTTAAAAATATGTGTGTAATTTTATCAATTTATCAAAAAGAAAAAGATTTTAACATCTGCCGAAAGATTTTAAGGTCTATTGAACTATTTAAAGAACAAAACAAAGATGGTATTGCGGTTGTCGGTTTGAATTTTGACAACGAAAAATGGTTTTATAGACGAAATTTAGATATTAGTAAAAATGATTTGGAAAAAGTTTTATTAAATTATGATGTGGTTAATCTCCATTTAAGGTCGGCTACTTCTGGGGAAGTAAAAGATGATAACATCCATTTTTGGAAAGCAGGCAACTGGTTTTTTGCTCATAATGGAGTAATACACGAATTTGATAAAGAGGGTTTATGCGATAGTTTAGTATTGTTTAAAGAATTATTAAATAGGGATTGGATTAGGGAAAATGGAAAAATAAACTTTAATAGAATAAAAACATTTGTAAATACTTTAAATTTCTGGGGTAGATTTATTTTAATAAACAAAAATACAAAAAGAATTTACTATTTTGGCGATTTCAAGGTTAATAGTTTAAATAAAAAGGTTTTAACTATTTCTACCAGTGAATTAGATTTGGCTGATGAATTTAAGTTGTTTGGATTTTGGTTTAAAGATTTAAATGAAATTAGAGTTATCGGTGGTGAAGTTGAAGGCATTTATTACATTGATTTAAAAAAAAGAGATTTGCGGATAATAGATGAAGAATTTTTAAAAAATAGATATAGTTATTATGGTTTTAATCGCAATTGTAAACAATTTAAACTATTTCCACAAAAAAATAATGAATACTATGGCTAACGGAAACAACATTTTTAAAAAGTATTTAAGTTGGTTTTTCTGGATAATGTTAGCAGTGATATTTTTTATCATACTTTACAAGTGGGCTTTAGTAATTTTTGGTTTTTTGGTGATATTAGTTTATACCATAAAAAAGATTATTATTTGGCTACTTTTTAAGTAAAAAGATACCATTTAAAAGGTCGACAAAAAAAATAAAAGTAAATAACAAAAACTAAAATGGAGAAAATTGAGACAGAAAAATTTTATTTATGGAAATTAGATAAAGAAGAACAAGAAAAAGCAAAAAAGTTTTTTAATCCAATTTTAGAGGTTGATATTGAAAAAGAGATTTTGTTGGAAACTCGGATATACCCGATTAGTAAAGTATTAGAGTATAAGATTTTAGCAAAACAAAACAAGGAGACGAAAAAGATTTCAGCAGTAGTAATAAAACAGCATTTATGCGGGAAAAAAGAAATTATTTTTAATGGTCAATTTACAGAAAAAGATTATTCAGAAACAATTAAAGGGTTTGATGAACTTGTTGAAAGAAAAACAAACATTAAGCCAGTAATAATTTCAAGTAAAGAATTTGAGCAGGCAACAGAAATGGTATTAAAAGGTTAAAAAACTGCTATTAGTTTTGGCGGAAATAATGTTTTAAGTTAAAATTATGCCATCAAAATTTTGTCCAAAATGTAATTCTGATTTAAAAAAAAGAGGTATCAGATGGGTTGAGAGTGGTGAAAATAGTTATGATGTTTGGCTGAATAGTTATGGCGAATTAGAGTATGAACACAATGAATTTTATGGAAGTGGTGATGGTCGTTATTGCTGTGTATGGTGTGGATTTGAACTTCCGATTTATAGGGAAAATGAGATAAAACAGATTTTAAGCAATAGTAAATGGTTTTGTCCCCAGTGTGGAGAAATAAGAAGGGGTGATTTTAGAATAGAAAAAGGTTTAGAGTGTATAAAGTGTTTTAAACAAAAGAAAAAAAATATCTAAAAACTATGGCAAGAGAATACGAAGTAACAATTAAATTAAAAATAAAAAAGTATTGGGCAGATATAAAAGATTTTGAAAGAGAAATAGATTTATTTAATGAGAACAATAAAAATGTTTTAGAGGCGGAAATAGTTAAAATACTTGAAAAAAATAAGAGTAATTGCCAAACATCATTTAGAAAGAGAAGATTTTGAGTATGCCAACAAAAAAAGCAAAAAAGTTAAAAGATAAAGAATTAAGTTATCTCGGAGAGAAATTTTATGATGTAATTTTAATGGACTGGGATAGCGTGTTATATAATTGTATTGAGGAGTATTTAAATAAAAAAATAAAATGAAATGTCATAATTGTAAAAAACAAATAGAAAAAGGAAATGAAGTAAAACTATTCAGAAAACCCTATAACTATTTTTGTAGCAATAAGTGTGCCAAAAGATATAAAGAAAGGAAAAGAAAGATGCTGAGAGTAGGAAAAAAGATGAGCGATTTTTTGAGGGGGGAAAAGAGTTAAAAAAGGAGTTAAATAAGCAAAACCTCTAAAAAACTTCTATAACCTTAATCTTTTATCTTTTATCCTTAATCCTTTGTTAAAATAGAACTTTAAAAGCCAAAAAACAGAAAAAATTCTATGTTTTCTGGGTATGGTAGAATAGAATTGAGAAGATTTTAAAATATCTTCTCTAAAGGTCGGCAGATTGAGAACTAAAAAACCCACACAAAAATGACAGACAAACTTCAAAAGATTTGGCATATTTACCAAACACTGAAAGAACTTGAGAAGATAGCAAGGCAACTTCACCGATTACACGAAGCAAGTTGCAATTATGGCTTAACTTCAAGACAAGAAAAAAGAGAAGAAAAATTAAAAGAAAAGGCGAGAGAGTTAGCGGGACAATTAGGTTTAAAAATATTTATTCAGGGCGACCCAAGGGGTTTACCTCTTTTTTTGATAGAGAAAGAGGGGCAAAACTATTGGGATGGCTTGCCGATTAGTTTATGATTTGGTTTTTTTTCTGGCTTGTATCTCTTTATTTGGCTTTTATTCTGGGCTGGAGATTAAAGGAAAGACAAGACCAAAAGATTTGGCGGGCTTATTGGGAGAAAGAACAAAGATTTTATGAAGATGGGATGAAATGGATGATGGATAATCCCGATTTAGTAAAAAAGGCGAAAAAAGAGGTATTAAATTAAAACGATAACAAAAAGATTTGGCGGGCTTATTGGGAAAAACAGAAAATTTTAAAATGACCATTAAAGAAGTTTTATTAAAAAGGTGTCAGATGGTGAGTTATCCTTGGACTTCAGAAAAAATAAAAAAAGCAGGATTTAATGTTAGAAGGTTTTTATTAGATACGGCACAGGAGATTGAGGGGGCGGTTGATTATGTAGCAAGAAAAAACGACAAAACGCTAAAACAATTTATAGCAGGTATTGAGAAAATAAAATAACAATTAAAAAGGATATTAAAGATTGAGTTGAAGACCCCGCTATCCTTGTGGCGGGGCTTTTTGTTTGGCGGGGGGCTGATTTTTGGCTGGCTTCTATTGGCTGAAAATTCCGCAGATTTATATATATTTTTTCCTTATTTTATTGAGATTTTAAATTTAAGATTTTCTGACCATCTTTGGGATTTTACCTTTTTACTTTTTTTATACCATCAAATCCATAACAAGTTCCTAAAATCTGAAAGTAATTACATTCTAATTCGCAAAGCAATTAATCTTGACAATGTAATTACATTATGCTAAACTTATCTTATGAAGTTTCAAGCTAAATTAAGAAAAATCGGCAATAGTCAAGGAATTTATATTCCTCTTAAATTTCTTACAGGTTTTAAGATTGGAGACAAGATTGAATTAGAAATAATTACATCAGTTAAAGAAAAAAAAGATGTAATTACAGAAAAAGAAACAAAACCCCAAAAAGTAATTACATTAAAGAAGCACAAATATAAAGGTAATCCCCTTTATCAGTTTTGCCCCAAACATCCAGGCAGTCTAAGAATAACTTGCGGATGTAAAACCTCTTGACATTTGTTTTTCCTTTTATTATTCTTTAATTAGAAAGGTCTTTTTGTAAAATTTTACTGACATATGTCAGTAAAATCCTATGAATAGAGAATATCGTCAAAAAGCAGAATTCTGGGGGATGATATGCGTTATTCTGACTTTTATTGCTTTAACGATAGCTTTTTTCTACGCTTTTATACCGGGTTTAATACTTTTAGGTCTTATTTGGTTTAGTTTTTATCGTTTTTTTCCTTTGAGAACTCTAAGAGACATCTATCCTCCTGATTAGCTTTATTATTTAGATGACAGAAACAAAGGTCTTTAATTTTCCACCAAGGTCTCTTTGGGATATTTGGAAGGATTTGGGTGAAGAAAAAATTCTCAAGTTAATAGAAATTGAAAAAGTGAGAGAAGATAATCTTTCGCTTTTTTTTGATTTGATAAAGAAAAAAGAAAACTTTTGGCTCTTTGAGTTAAAGATATTAGATAAAAGTAAAAAACTTCATTTTTCTACTCAGTATTGGCAGAAGATGCAGCGTTTAGGAGCTTTCTTAAGGGCGAGACCAGAGTTTGCTACTAACGAGATTGTTAATCAAATGAGAGAAACCAAAGCCTTAAAGAATTTCTCCAATATTGTTGTTTTTAAAGAAAGCGCTTCCGGTGTTAAAGTTCCTTTAGTTCCTTCTTATGGGTATCATACCCGCACCCGAGAAGTAGCTCTACAGAAGATGGAAGAAATCTATTATACTAATTTAAATTATCTTTTGAAAATCCAAAAAGAAATTATTGCTGAAATCTACAAAAAGACCAAAGGAAAATCAGCAGAAATCAAAAAATTAAAACTGAAAGATTTATCCTATATTGCCCAGAGAATTTCTAACATCTTAGAAAGTTTTAAGAAAAAACAATCCTCAGGAGTTCTTATTAAGTTAGATTTATCTCAAAAAGGTAGAGAAGACTATTGGAAAATCTATAATTCTTACATACAAGAACATCTAAAACAATGAGATTACAGTTAGTAGAAAAATATTTTCAATCTCCAGAATTCCATCAAAAATTCTCTTACCGTTTGGGCACTTTACAACAAGTAGAAAGAGACCCAATTTTAAGGGAGCAATTTCTTTTTAACCGTTGGATAGTTGACCCAGTAGAATTTATTGATACTTTTGGTGTGATGTTTGACCCGAGATTGCCTCAGTATAAAGTGATACCCTTTTTCCTGTTTCCTTACCAGAAAGAAATGCTCTATCGCTTATTAGATGCTGAGCTTCAAGGAAAAGATTTACTTTTAGAAAAATCAAGAGATATGGGTTTAACGTGGGTTTTTGTTTGGTATTGCTTGTGGAGGTGGCTTTTTACCAATAACTGGGCAGCCTTGATGCTTTCTCGGAAGTTAGAAGAAGTTGACAAAAAAGGTTCTCCCAATTCTCTTTTTGGCAAACTAAGGTTTGCTTATTATTCTTTACCTGCTTGGTTGAAACCTCAATCCTTTAAAAGAAGATTTCACGATAATTTTGCTAAATTTATCAATCCAGATATGGGTTCAACGATTGAGGGAGAAACTGACAATCCTGAAGCTACTAAAGGTAGACGATATTCCTTAATGATTTTTGATGAAATGTTTGCGATGACCTACTGGGAAGAAATCTGGTCTAATGCTGCGGATACCACCCGAACCAGGGTTGGTGTGACCACTTCCGCTCCCTCTTTTAGAGCTAAAAATTTTAGAGATTCTTTATTTGCCAAAAATCAGGTTTTAACTTTTAACTGGAAACAAAATCCTTTCAAAGATGAAATCTGGTATCAAAAAGAATTAGAACGTAGAGAAGGCGATGAATTGGGCATTCAGACAAATTTAGATGTTTCTTACAATATTAATCCTTTGCAAAGCTATTATCCTTTAATTGCTAAATCAAAGGTTAAACCGATTAGTTATCAAGTCAATCTACCGCTTTATTGTTCTCTTGATTTTGGGGTTCAGGATAATACTGTAATTTTGTGGTGGCAGTATGATGGGCAATGGTTTTATCTTTTAGAAGGCTTACAGGCAAAACAAAGAAGATTAGATTTTTATTTACCATTTTTAGTTCCTAATTTTACTTTAGATTATTCTTGGAAAGAGGTTTACCCTTTAGAAAGCTGGCAGAAAGTTTTAGAAAAAGTTAGAACCTGGAAAAAACCTTTAGCCTATTTTGGTGAGATTTCTCATTTTTCAAGGGTGATGCCTTCTAATACTTCTATTGCCCAAGAATTGTTTAAACTTTCCAACGGGCAAGTCCGATTACTTAAGAATAATTATGGAAATTCTTATGAAGCCAGAAAAGCTGCAGTTGACAAAATTTTACCTTTTACTATATTTAACTTAGATAGTGTATTTGCCACCAAATGTTATGATGCTATATTAAACTCAAGATACAAAAAAATTAGAGAAGAAGGTTCTGTTGCTTCAAAGATTACACTTTCTAAACCAGTGCATGACCCAGTTATTTCTGATTACCGGTCCGCTTTTGAAAACATGTGCGTAAACGCAGATAAAATTGTTAAAAGGTCAATCCTTGAGACAGAAGAAAGCACTACCACCAAAATAGAGTTTTACGACAATGTTGCTCAAGTTTTTAAATTTAAATAACTATGCCAGAAGAAAACGAAAACCAAAATAAAATAAAACCTGAAACTCTTTTTCGCCCCTCAAAAAAAGAATTAGATTTGATTTCCAAAATTTATCAAAAATACGTTCGGTGGGCAACAGTTATCAATTCTCCTTTAGACCAGTTTAGAGGATTAACTTTAGAAAATTATCTCAAGCTTTCTCGCCAATTGTTCTGGTCAAAAACTTCGCTTCGCACGATTTTATCAGAAGATATTTTTCGGGCGGAGTTTGATTTATTTTTACCTGAGATTAGAAACAATGTTTTAGATATTGTTTCTTATCTGGTTTCTTTAAGGGTTAAACCTTCTTTCAATATTACTTTCAAAAAACTTCAAGAGATGTATCAATCAAAAGTTTTAGAAGCTATTTACACTAATTGGCGAAATGTTAGCACTGATAAAATTGAGAAATTCTGGGATTTCCTTTATATTCTCATCAATGGTTCTTTAATCAAATATGTTGGCTGGGAAGAAACAGATAAAGAAAGACTTTACTTTATTCCCTCAAAAGGAAAATTAAAGCCAAAAAAACAAAAATATTACAAGGGCGAAGTAGTTTCTCAAAGAGTTCCTTTAGAAAATGTCTATATTCCAAAAATCTGGGAGCCAGATATTAAAAAGCAAGGAGAACTTATAGTTATTGATAGAATTACTGAAGCTGAATTTAAAGAACAATATGGTCATTATGAAAAATCAAGATATGTCTATCCAGGAGCAATGCTTCATACGGAAAGCCTTTATTTTAAACTTTTGCCTTCAGTTACTACTACCGATTTAGTAGAAATTGTTAAATACTATTCTGTCTTACAGGACCAGTTTGTTATTTTAGCAAATGGTATTTGGCTTAATCCTTTAAACAGAGAAGAAGATGTTTTTCCTCTACCTTATAACCACAAAGAACTTCCTTTTGTTAAAACTATTTTTGAACCAATAGATGATAAATTTTTCTATGGATTATCTTTACCATTTAAATTAAAGTCTCCTCAGGAAATTTATAATGTGATGACGCAATTACTAATCTTGCGAGAAATGAAAGAAATCTCTCCACCAATTCTGACATCTGATTTTGAAAAACCAAAACTGAGATTCGGTCCCTCAGAAGTAATACCGGTTGGAGATATTACCGCCTATAAAGAAATGTCTATTGCTCCAGCTTCGGGTAGTTTCTTTTCTGCCCTTACAATGATTAAAGGGACTCTTCAACCCCAAGCCCCGGTCGCTCCAATAATTGGTCGTCAGCCAAGAAGTGCCACTGAAAAACAATTAGAAGCTTATCGCAGAACCCAATTTTACAATAATTATGTCTTAATGATTTGGAATTTATTCTATCAAGAAGTAATATTAGTTATTAAAACTGCTTTACAATTTTATCCGGTAAAGAAAATAAAGAAAACTCTGCCAACTGGTATTGAGAAAGATATTTATCGTTTAATTCAAATAGAAAATGCTACTTTGCCTCAAGGCGGTATTGGAAACTTAGAGGTGAGAATAGTGGAAGAACCTTCTTATTGGCAGGAGTTATCTCTAGAAGTTTTAACTCGTTCAAAGATTTCCAGAAAGGCTTTAGATATAATTGAAATTACTCCAGAGGAACTTCAAGATTTAGATTTTGTGATTACTAATATTCAAATGGAAACTGAAAATCCACCAGTTTTAGAACAAGCCCTATTTAAAGAGAAAGTTGCTTTTATCACTCAACTATTTGGTGGAATGTTATCTCCGGAGAAAGCAGCTTTGCGAACTTTTGAAGTCTTAAGAGAGTCCCCAGCTGATTGGTTGAGAGATGATGTTTTAACGAGATTATATGGTATAATAGGAGAAGAAGCAGCTCCTTTAACAGCTCCTTTGGGAACTCCTGATATGATGGCTTTACCCCAGACTCAAAATCTTTTACAAACTTTAAGAGGTATGCAATTTGGCGCTGAAGCAAGAACTGGAAGAGAGATACCCCCAGAAGAAACTATTCCGAGAGAAGAAGCTCTTCCAAAATTTGGAACTCCAGAAGGAGGAGCACCACCATTAGAAGAATTGGCTGAAGAAACACCAACAATATGAAACACTTTCTGTTAAAAATTTTTAATCTTAAAGAACTCTGGCAAGAAATACAAAAAAGAGAATTTCTTTTACCGCCTGATGTTAAAAGAAATCTTGATGAAGAAAAGATTTATTTTAGAATAAAACAGCAATTCCCCCAATTTATTGACCTTCTAAAAATAAAAGAATATAATCTAACAAGAGAGATTTTTACTGACCAAAATTTCTTAAGCGGCAGAAGATTTGAATTAAGAACTTTAATTGGAAAGTTAGAGGGAGCCTCTGAAGTTTTATCAAAAGAAGAACAAAAAAAGAGGGTTGAAGTTTTTAAGAAAATTGATGAGGGAATTTTTGAAATCCAGAAACAAATCAGTGGTAGTTCTTAAAATGTCAAAGAAACAAATTTTCAAAACAAAAAAAGCGAAATTTCCCAAAATTAAAGCTCCAACAAGATTGGTTTCCTTTAAAATTAGAAAATTTACTTTTCCTAAATTAAAACCCTTAAAATTACCAAAAGTTGGAAAAGTAAAAATTCCTAAATGCCCCCTAAGAGAATCTAATACTTGACAAACGTTCTTGATATAATATTATTAAAATAAGATGGCAAAAAATAAAAAAATTGAAATTACAAAATCAGGAGATGTCCCCAAAATAATCATTAGAAGTAATCCAGATTTTGAATTAACTGCTGATACTTTAAGATTACTTGAAAGAGTTCACGGAATGAAAAGAAAGATATTACCACCAATACCAATAGAAAGACCAGAGAAAATAACTAAACCAATATTTGATTATCCTGAACATATCTGGACAGATGAACAGAGAAGACAACAATTATTTAGAGAAGGAAAACCAATAGAGTAAGTTTAAAAGTGCAAATATTTGTAAATTATGCCAAAAAAATTAACTGGAATTAAAATTGAATTAAAAACAGAAGTTTCTTTAGATAAAGAAGGTAAAAAGAATTATAGCCTTCCGCCAAAGATAAAATGTCCAAAATGTAATTCCGAGATAGATTTTGGAAAAAGAGAATTATTATTTAAACAACACGATGCGATAGCATTGATAAACTTATTAGATGGATTTGATAGCACAAAATATGGAATGTCAGATTACAAAACTTATCTCAACATAAGAGATAAAATAGAAGATGCTTGGAGAAAAGATGAAAATTGTTTAGAGCCAAGTTTAGACGAAGCTGTTTTCTTAAAAGAGTTTTTGGTAAACTACAAAGAAAAGAGTAAATCTGGAACTCAGATTACCCCATTTTTAATGAGGACATTAGTCAATATAGTTGAACAATTAGAGAAATTTTAAAATTCGGGCGTTAAAGGTCGGAACATTAGTCGCCGTGATGTTCAAAAAACAAATCGGGCGTTTAATAATTATCAGTCGCCGTGATAAACAAAATGGAAGAAATTGAAAAAGCCGAACAGGAACTTCTTCAGAAAAAGAAAGAAGTTGAGGATAAACTTGAACAATTTGAAGACTTAAAAGAAAAGACCGATGAAGAATTGAGAAAAATTGAAGCTTTGAGAGAAGAAAATAGAAGAATTGCTGAAAAACTTAAAGCTTCAAAACAAGCCTATTTCCAAGAAAGGCTGAATGAAGCTTATAAGAAATTGGATATTTCCGAAGAACTTCAGCAAAATCTTAATCAATACTTTGCTGATAAAGAAATTCCTGAGGAGCAGATTGAAGAAGAAATTAAAAAAGTTGTTCCTCAGTTTGACTGGCAAGGTTATTGGGAAATGAGAAAAAAAGAGGAAGAAATAACCAAAAAGGTTATTGAAGAAGCTGGTGCTGGAGGAATTTCTGGAAAACCAATTACTCAACAACAATACCCTGAAGAAGTTCTGAAATATGCTCAAGAACATAATCTTGAGCCAGAAAAAGCGGCAAAAATATTGGAGAAATTCTCTCAAAGAGAGAGAAAGATAGAATAAACTGGTCGAGTATTGTAAAATTATTTGATAAAGACCTCGAGCAGAGGTCTTTTGTTTAACATGTTTAAACCTACAGTTAATTATCCCAAACACCGATTAAAGTATGTAATTCTGGATAATAGCGTGACTGTCTATATTGGAAGTGCTATTACCCCGTCTGTTACTACTACTGGAGAAAGAACAAGATATGCCAAACCAGCTGCCACTACTAATCCAATTTTGGGTGTAGTAGTTGGATTTGCTGAAGGAGAAGGTGGAAAAGTCTATAAAGACTTTAAAGGAGCTACTTCTGTTACTACTGCTTCTGATAATGTTACCAACAGAAAAATTGGGGTTTGGTATATTCCAGTTGCTGATGAGAATGTGGAATTTGAAGCTTTGGTTGATGCGGATTTAGGAACTACTGCTGGTTCAACTGGCTATGGGAAATTTGCTCTGGCTAATGATAGAACCCTAGGCGAGTCTACTTATGTTGTCATCACAACCGCAGACACAAACGTAGATTTCCGTTCTTATGGGCAATATCTTGGTAAAGCCAGAGGAGTTGTAGGTAGATTTATTAGAGTCGTATAATAATATGCCAAACTTTGGAACAGATTTAGATATTTTTCTACAAGGTTTATATCCTGACTTTGAGGCGATAGAAGACCAGGGACAACAGTCAATTGAACAGTTGAAAAAGGCTTTTATTGTTGGAACTGACCCAAATCTACCCACTCTCTTTACCCAAAAGTCTTACGAAAATCAGCAAATCGCCCGATTTGTTTATATTACCGGAGTAGGAGCTCTTGGTAAAAGAAATGTTGGTGGTCCTTATCCAGAAGTAGAACAGGGTAAAAGAGGTTATATCACTCAAGTAGAATTTGACCCGGCGGATGAAGATGCTGGACAAATCTCTATTCCTGACGAATTTAGAGACAGATTAAATCCAGCTGTCAGGGATAAAATTGCTACCGCTCAACAGCTAATGAACCGAGCAATCAGAGAAATCTGGAAAGGATATTTCAGCTTGTTGGAGTATGCTTTTACACCTCCTTCACAGTATCCTAAATATCTTTTCGCTCGTGGTAATTCAGCTGACAATCCAGCAGGAGCATTAAATAAACCCCTGATGTCTTCTCTTCATCCTTTGGTCAATTCTTCAGCTACTGGAGTTAATGTTTTGACTGATAGTCCAGCTCTTTCTGAAGAAGCTCTTTGGAGAGCTTTTGCCTTAGGTGGCAATATTGTAGACGATTGGAACGAGAAAATGCCCATTGGGTTTGGATTAGGTTTTACCTTAATTATTCCCAATGACGCAGAAATGGTTCCAATTGCTCTCCAATTAGTCGGAGCGGAAAAGCAACCTTTTACCGCTGACAATAATGTTAACCTGATTAAGGGAATTATGGGGAATGTGATTGTTTCTCAGTATCTAACTGGAAAGAAATGGTTTATTGTTCCTAACAAAGAAAGACATCCTCTTTATGGAACTGGTTTAATAGATGTTACTTTTGTGCCCTTAACTGCTAAAGGACCAGAAGTTAACAATGACTTGGATAGTATTGTCTGGAAACTGAAGTATCAAAAGAGATGGGGTTGGTTGGACTTTCGCTACGTTTTGGGAAGTAGAGGTGACGGGGTTGCTTATAATTTGTAATTGGGATATAAGCTAAAATTGAAGATTTTTTGTAGATTATCTCCTTTTCCTTGTGGGAGTTCAGTGGCTCTTTCAGGAAACCCTTTAAGTCGAAAGGGAGCTACTGACTGAGCCACTCTAAATAAGTTTAATTTTAAGTTCTAAAATCATGTCTAAGAAAATAATTCAGAAAAAAGGTGTTACTCACTTTTCCAGTCTTCAATTATTTGGTGTTAGGGAAAAAATTGGAGCGGAAACAGTTACCATTGTCTTAAGAGATGAAGAAGGAAACATCCTTTTAGCTTATGGGACTACTGTGCCAACCGATGCAACTGCTGGATATGCCAAAGGATGTTTATTTATCAAAACTGATGTTGCGACTGGAGTAAAAGGGTTATATGAAAACTTTGGCACAACTTCAAGTTGTAACTTTAGTCGTAAAGGTTTTGGATATAAGTCTGTGGCTATTACTGTTACTGCTGGTGCGACCAGTGGCTCTTCGGCAGCAGATGCTGATTTAGTTGGTGGCGAAATATTAGGGATTTATCCTACTGGTAATCAAGACCAACTTGTAGATAATGTTGTCTTAAATGCTAATGGTTCAATTACTGTAACTTTAGCTGCTGCTGCTACTGCTAATAATACCTTCAGAGTAGTTGTTTTAAGAGCATAAAGGTCGAGAGATTATCTTAATTACTTAATTTTAGATTATGAAAAAATTAAAATCTTCAATTGATTTAGAAAAGCCTTTTGCCAATGGAGTAATAGTTTCTCTTCCAGCCAATAAATGGGTTGTAGTAGAAGATAAATTAGCCGAAGAGATGAAATATATTTATCCCTTTATTGAAATGGCTGAAGCGACAGAAGAAGATTTAAAAGAAGAGATAAAAGAAATCAGCAAAGCAGTTGAGACTGGAGTAGTTGTGGAAAAACCAAAAAGAGGTCGTCCGCCTAAAAAGAAATAATATGGTTACTCACATTAAATTTCATCCTTATCACGGCAGAACAGATAAAGCTTCTGTCAGTCCTGTGCCGACAACAGAGACAGATTTACTTTCTGTTGAGGGAAAATTCTTGAGAGAAGCTACTCAATTAGCTTTGTATATTGATTTCGTTTTAGGTTCTTTAAGCCAAGTTGTTCTAAAAGTCTATTTTTCAGACGATGATGGAACAACTTGGTTTTTAGTTCCTGGAGTGGATGAAGATTTAACATTTCTGGCTAATGCTAAGATAGTTTATGCTTTACCGGTTTATCCGACTACGAGAATGAAAATAACTGTTCAGGGAACAGGAACTAATACTGGTTCAAGTATTGCGGTTAGAGTAATGAATAAGACTAACTAAAATCTATGTTTGGACCAATTAGGGTCTTAGACCCTCATAAAAGAGGTTTTTTTAATGGGAGATTAGCTAGAGTTAGTATTCCTTATCTTATTAGTAAAGGTTGTGTTTTGTATCTTTCTGGTGATGCAAAAGTTGGAAATAAAATCTTAGATAGAAGTCCTTATGGAAATAATGGAGCAATAATGGGGGCATTACCTCAGATACTTGGAAGAAAGAAATTAGTTAAGTGGAGGGGTCAATTAGTAGATATTGGTGGTTCAGTTTTAAGTTTTGATGGCGTGGATGATTATGTAGATATTACCGATTTTTCACTTGGCGGTGAAGTAACTGCTCTTGGTTGGGTATATCCTACTGCGCATCAATCTTGGCAGCGGCTGTTAGATTTTGGGAATGGAGCAGGGGCGAATAATTTTTTAGTAGTAGCATCACGAGAGACAACAGGCAATCCTGCATTCCATATTTATATTGGAGACGTTCCTTATAACGCAAATTCACCTGACCCAATTTCATTAAATACTTGGCATTTTTTGGTAGGAGTTTTAGGCGGTGGGAGAGTAAAATTGTATGTTAATAGCGTATTAAAGGCTGATGTGGCTGGACCACCAGGTCTGAATACTCTAACCAGAGTGAATAGTTGGATAGGAAGAAGTAATTGGGTAGGAGATGCTTATTTTAAAGGGATGATTGACGAAGTCTGCATTTACAACCGAGCCCTCTCCGCTGAAGAAATCCGCTATTACTACAATCTTTTAAAAAGAATTTATGTCTGAGAACCATCTTGTAAGGTAGAGATATTATAATGTTTACCGTTGAAAAAAATAAGAATGGAAAAATTCAAGTTATTTTTGACCAGAAAGAGATAGATAAAGATTTATTTTTACAAGTTGAAAAACTTAAAAAAGAGAGATTAAGTTTAAAATTAGAAATCAGAGAAATCCAAAAAGTAATTCAGGAATGGCAAAAAAGAAAAGAACTTTTCTGGACTTTATTTAGACAGGAAAAACAGGAAAAAGAAAAAGAGATTATTTCCTTAAAATCGGAAATTGATTTCTGGCAGAAAGAGAAAGATATCTTACAGGAAAATATTGAAAAAACGAAAAACCAATATAGTTTAGTTCAAGTTTTACCAGTTTCTCTTAAAAGACAGATTGAATTTTTAGAAAATATAATTGGTAATAAAAAAGAAGTAATTTCTGACCTTAATCAGAAAGTATTTCAGAAAGAAAAAATAAGAAAAGAAATTGAGAAACTCTTAGGAAAATATTTTAAGTTAAGGGATAAGTTATTTTCAGAGGCAAAGAAAATAAATAAAGTCAAAGAGAAGTTGAAATTATTAGAGGAAACTTACTTACTTTGGCAAAAGCAAATAAAAGAACTTCAAAATTGGTCAAATAAATTAGCCCTAAAAGAAATTGAAATTAAAGAAAAAGAAGAAAAGTTAAAACTATTTAGAGAAAGTATTTTTTCAAAGGTCGAAAAACTGAAACTTAAATTTCCGAATAAAAAACTATCATGGCAAGAAAACGAAAAAAGAAACTTAAAATCCCTCGTCGTATAAGAGGAAAAATGTCAGCGAAGATAAGTAAAATGATTAGAGAGTGGAAAAAAACTGGAAAAATAACTACTTCCAGAGCAGTTTATAGACCCAAAACCCTAGCTGCAGCTCAAAGACAAGCTGCCAGAATTGAATATGAAAGATATGGATTAGCAACAAAACCAGCAAAAAGAAAAAAAATAGCAAAAAAAAGAAGGGAAAAGATTATTAGTTAAATCTTACTGACATATGTCAGTAAAAATATGGAAAAAGTAGAAAAAATTGGAAAAAAAATTGCCAAAATCTTATTAGAAAACAATTGCCGAATTGTTGTAGATTTGAAACCTAAAAATCTTTTTACTAAGATTTTCAGGAGAATTATTAAATTTCAAATTGATATTAAAGTTATAGAAACATGGCATTCTTCGGCGAACGAAAAACCAAAAAGTTAGTTCAAGGGGAATTTATTTTACCAGCTGCTTTAGTATGGGAAGATACTACTGCTTTAAGAATTGCTTCAGCTTCTTATCCTTTACCAGTTAATGTAGTAACTGGAGGAGCAGTAATTTCTACTATTACTTCTGGTAGAAAAACTATCACTACTGCTGGAACCAGAGAAACCTTAGTAGCTAGCTCAACTCCTTCTAAACAGGTATTGATTACTGCCTTTTTAGGAAATACTGGTGTGGTAGTTGTTGGTGGTAGCACAGTAGTGGCAGCTCCAGCAACAAGAAATGGCACACCTTTAGAAGCTGGCGATAGTTGTATTATAGAAATTGATAATGCCCAGAAAATATATTTGGATGTAACCGTCTCCGGGGAGGGAGTTACCTGGAACATCTTAAATTAAATGTCGGCAATTACTTCAAAAAATGCTACCAGATTAAGGGGAATACTTATTGATACCGCTACCCCAACCGATGGGCAGGTTTTACAATATAATGCTGCTACTAATAAATACATTCCCGCTTCTCCGGGTTTAACTGCTCACAATTTAGTAGGAGATTTTCATACTGCTTCAGGATTAACCATTGGACATTTTCTAAAAGCTACCGGGGCTACTACTTTTGCTTTTCAGGCTCACGGATTAACCCATACTGATGTCGGAGCAGCAGCTACTGTTCATACTCATACTGCGGCAGATGTTACTTCTGGGATATTTGGAGTAGTAAGAGGAGGAACAGGTTTATCAACTATTGCTTCAGGAAAATTGCTTTATACTTCTGCTGCTAATACTTTAGCTGAATTATCTTTAGGAAACACTTTAAGTATCAGTGCTGCTGTCTTAAATGTTGTTGCCAATACCTCTGTTCAAAAAGTAACAGTTAGAAAAAATACTGGAGCTAATATTGGCTCAAGACAGAGATTAAACTTTATTGAGGGTTCAAATGTTACTTTAACTATTGCTGATGATGCCGCAGCAGATGAGATTGATATAACTATTACTGCTGCAGCAGGGGCAGCTGAACATAATCTTCTTTCAGCCACCCACCCAGACACAGTGGTTGCCTCTCCAGTTTTAGGGGATATTTTATTTGCTAATGCTACCCCCGCTTGGACTAAATTAGCTGGTAATATTACCACTACTAAACAATTTTTAACTCAGACAGGCACTGGAACTGTTTCAGCTGCTCCTGTTTGGGGAACTATAACAGCAGGAGATTTGCCAATCCATACTCACACTGCTGGAAATATAACTTCGGGGGTGTTTCCAATAGCTAGGGGTGGCACTGGGGCGGATACAGCAGAAGGAGCAAGGGCTAATCTTGGAGCAGCAGCTTTAGGAGTTAATACCGATATTACCGCCTTACAGGGATTAAATCAACAAAATGCGGTTCAGCTTTTACCTTATGGAACAGCAGCGGGTCAAACAGGAGAAATTAGATTTAGAGAATTGGCGGCAAATGGAGTAAATTATGTTGGGTTCAAAGCCCCTGATAATTTGGCGGCTGATAACATTTATACTTTGCCGACTGCTTTTCCGACTGCGGCTGGACAAGTTTTGAGTTCTACTACAGGAGGGGTTTTGAGCTGGATAACACCAGCAGCAGGAATTACTGCGGGCTGGGAATTGATAGGAACTGGAACTTTTACTACTGATTTTAATATTACGGGATTAAATGGAAATGCTGACAAATTGTGGAACTTAATAATTCAAGTAAGGCATACTGCTACATTTTCGGTTATTATGAGATTTAATTCTGATATTGGTTCAAATTATGTTAATGTAGGTCATTGGGTTGAATATGTAGGCGGAATTGGTTCTCATTCTACCACATTGTTCGCTACTACGGGATTTAGGATTTCCACCAATGCTTATTATCGTGAATATTTCATCAATCTTTTTATCAATCCGAAAACAGGAACTCAAAGACATTATTTTGGTTTATCATTTGGATTTACTCCTGATGCCAACACTCTTGGTTTAAATGAGATTTTAGGACAATGGATAAATAGTACCGACAATATTACCACTATCAATATTATTACTGGCACAATCACCGCTGGCGAATACTGGTTGTTTAAAGTAAAACCATAAACTATGAAAACCAAAATCTTAAATCTACAACTTCAATTTAACACTTTTGACGGCAAACCAATTATCAAAGGATTTTTAGAGACTGATGAGAAAATTTATGAACTATGAAAAAAATATCTATTGTTTTGTTAATAATAATTCTTGGTTTAATACTTTTTATGGCAAATAATGTAGACCAAACATTAAGAAATATTGTCTTAAGAGAGAAAGCGGCTGAAGAAGAATTAGCAAAAGCCAAGCAGCAACTTTCTAATGTTGAGTTAAGATTGAGAGAATTTGAAAAGAAAGAAAAAGAGAAAGAAAGAATTCAATTAAAATATCCTTTAGATGAAAATACTATTAAAGCTATTGTTTTGGGTTTAGAGGGAAGATTAGATATTTTAGATTTAATATCTACAAATCTTTGGAGAAGAATGTTTATCTGGGCAACTTTCTTTGAAAGTTTAGATGGGTTTTTTAAGGACCCTGCGGCTAATGTTACATTAACTCATAATGATATTCGAATTATTACGGGAGATGTAGCAGGAAACATTACTAGAGTTATGAAGCAACCAGCTTGGCAGGGAGTGATTACTTTTTACAAGAGAAATAGTTTTAGAACTACTTTTACTTTAACTTCAGTTTCAAATGTTGAAGTTTGGCTAACAGTAGGTAATTCTGAAATAACTTCTCCTCATTATGGTTTTAAAGTAGTAAATAATGTTCTGAAAGGATTTACAGGTGATAGTTCTTCTGAAACTTATGTAGATTTACAGACAATTACAACTGGACAAGTCTATAATGTTGAAGCTAGATACTACCCTAATGAAAAAGTTCTTTTTTTTGTTAATCCTATAGGAAAATTATATACCCAACCTACAGGAATTATTACTACTACCTTACCACCAGCCAAAGCAGAAGTTAATAATACTCTAATGGATATTAGAATTAAAACCAATGATGCTGTAAATAAAACAATTCAATTATCTTTTTGGCAATATATTCAAAGTAGAGAATACAATGAGTAACCTTGAATTACGAAATGCAATTTTAACAACTAGATTTTATGGAAATAGATTAAGATGAAAAGAACAATTAAATTTAACTTAATAGGTAATATCAATAAATTAAAGAAACTTGCTGATTTGAGACAAGAATATTTTGAATTTGTTAATTATCTAATTAAAAAAATGGCAAAAGATAGAGTTTATATTTTATCTGATAAAGAAGTTCAAGTATTAAATTCTCGGTTGAGTTATTCTTTTAAGCAATGTGCCTATAGGCAAGCAGAAAAAATATGGAAGTCGTAGCGGAGAGGATATAAAGCTGGTTCAAAATTGCCAAAATTCAAAGGAAGTATGGTTTTAGACAAAAGATTTGTTAATATAGAAAAAGCAGAAAATTCAACTTTTGATTATTGGTTGAGAATTTCTACGCTGAACAAAGGCAAACGAATTTTGTTGCCTTTTAGAAATTACGATTATGCAAAAGATTATTTTGAAAATTGGAAATTAGTTAATGGAGCAAGGTTAAAAAAAGAAGGACAAAAATGGTTTTTATGTTTAACATTTGAAAAGCAAGAGCCGAAAATAAAAGAACAAGGGAAACAAATTGGTGTTGATATTGGAGTTAAAAAACTTCTGACTACTTCTGAACGGCGATATTATGGTAAAAACATTGAGAGTTTAATGGATAAAATTCAAAGAAAACAACAGGGTTCAAAAGCATTTAATAGGGCTTTAATTGAAAGAAATCAGTATATTAACAGAATTGTTAAACAATTACCATATCATAGAATAAAAACAATAATTTTGGAAAACATTAAAAACATTTTTAGAAATTCAAAGAAAGAGAAAAAATTATCAAAGGTCGTTAGAAGTAAATTTCAACGATGGGTTTATTCTTTTCTTTTGAAAAGAATAGCACAACTAACACAACTAAACGGCGTCCGTTTAGTGTTAGTAAATCCCGCCTACACTTCGCAAACTTGCAGCGAGTGTTCAGGTGTCCACAAGTTAAATAGAATTAAAGAACTTTTTAAGTGTAGAAATTGTGGCTATACTTGTGATGCAGATTACAATACATCAAAAAACATTCTTAATTTCTATTTAGCCCAGCAGAATACCTTCGCTGGAAGAAAAGAAGGATTACTTATTTTGTAATTCAAGGTGAAAGCTTCTTTTCCAATAAAAAATCAAATCTGGGAGCCAAATTATTTAGGAGAATTTTGGGGTGATTTTAATAATTGTTTATCTTTAAATTTTTTTAGATTACAAGGAAGAATTATACCAATTTATTATCCTTATGTTCCTCATACTACCAATCAAGATGTTTCTGCTTTAACTTTATTGGTTACAGGATTTGCTGAATTTGAAGGTAAAAGATGGGCGGTGGCAAATAGAGTATTTAGAACACCAGGAGGTGGAACAATGTTTGCTGCTGATACCTATACCTACACACCAACTGATTTAGATGACCCTGATATAATTGTTTTTGGAGATAATTTAATTGTTTCCAGACCAACTAATTTAGCCAGAAGAAAAGCACCCTGGGCGGGTTGGCATGTTAATTGGTGGACAGAAGAATTAGGACAGCCAGCTTTAACTTCTGGAGTTCATCCTTTAGCAATTCTTGGAAAACACCTTTTTATTGGTGATAAAAATAAATTACATAGTGTTGATGAAGGAGAAGTTGTGTATAGAAATAGATTAATTTTACCTGCTCAAACAACAATTAAATGGATAAAAACAACTCCAGAAAGAGTATTCTTAGGAATAAAATGGGATGATGATAGATTTATGATAGTTGAATATGACCCTCTACAGGAAGGAGCAAAAGAATGGTTTTCTGATGAAGGAGAGATGGTTGGATTTATCTGGAATAATAATTTAAATGTTATTACAGAAGCTGGTAATTTATTAGAATGGGCAGGAGCTGGATTTAGAAAATATGCTGAATTTCCTACAATTCCTGGTCGTGTATTAAAGCTTCCTCATCGTAATGGAATTACAATAATTGATAAAAGACCAACTTTTCTTTTACCTTTTCAATATTTTAATGTTTGGGCAGGTATTTATTTGTATGAACCCGAAACAGGTAAAATTTATCATCACAATACTATAGTTCCAAATTATGCCTCCCTTTTGTCTTATGGTAATCTTCGTATTGATTATGTAGGAGCTTTATCTTATGACAGAAGCACCTTAGGACTTGCTGGAGCAATTCTTCAAAGAACTAATTTAGTAAGTCAAATTGGAATTTATAGTTTTATTAATTTTTTTGGAAGACAATATGGACGTCGAGGACACATTATATTACCTAAAATTTTTAGTCCAGAAGTAGATAATATTTGGCAAAATGTTTTAATTAAATATAGGTTAACAAGTGGTTCAAAAATAATAATCAAATATCAGACAAAAGACCCAGATGGAACAAATTACCCAAGAGGTTTTTTGGCAGGAACTTGGGAAACAGCAAATAGATTTACTACCGATTCTCTTTATGGATGGCAGGTAGGAGATGAAGTTGTTATTGTTAACGGAGATGGTGCAGGGTTATTTAGTAAGATAACTGCTCTTGATACGGGCACGCCAAAGAAAATTACTATAGAAGACTCAATAACTGGAGCTTCAGGAGAGATACGATTTTTTGTTGAACCCTGGAGAAAATTGGGTGAGATTACTGATGCTTCTAAAGATTATCAAAAGTTTTCTTTTCCAAATAGTCCATTGATTTCTGAATGGCTAAGACTTAAAATAGAATTAAGAGGAGATGCAGAAATTAAAAATGTAGATATTTATTATCAACCTAATTTGTTAGAAAGATGACGCTTAATGATTTACTCAACCAATTAAATGATTTCGCAGTTTTGTTTAATATTGGAGAAACTGCTCCAGACAGAGCAAAGAGAGCTATCAACCGAAGTATAGAATACTATCAGCGACGTTTAGGTTTACCAGTAAATGAATTTACTTATCAAATTCTTTATTATGATGGGAATTACTTTTATACCCTGACATCAGATTGTAATGAGGTTATTGCTGTAGAGTATGAAGAAAAAGCCAGAAATAAAAAGAAAAATGAATACTTCTGGCAACCTGACGATATTTTAATTCAGCAAATTGGCAGTAAAGCTAATTTACTTAAAAATTATTTTTCAACCTCCTTAAGAGATGGCAGAAATCAGGTTATTATTTTGTCAAAAGATATTCAAGCTTCTTCTGTTCTTTTAGAGTCTTTTGATAATTTTATCACTACTACTAAATTAACTGCTATTTTAGCTGCTTCAACTAATATCTCAGCTATTTCTGGAGAAAATGATAAAACCCAAAAAACTCAAGGAGATGCTTCCTCTTGGCTAAAACTTACTGCTACAACTGCTGCTCCGGTTTTGGTAATTCCTTTGTCAGATATTACTCTTGAAGGATTAAAAGATAAAGAGCAATTCTTTGGAGTTGATATTTATTTACCAGATATTACAAGGTTTGATAAGGCGGAACTTCTTTATACAGAGGAAGGAACAAACTATACTCTTTTAGCCAAAACTCTAAATGCTGATTATTCAACTAGAAGAAATGGCTGGAATACCTTAAAATTCAGATTTAGAGATGTTGAGAATTTTACCTATAAAAACTTAACTGCGGTAAAATTAAAAATCACTTTCAAGGGATTGGGAAATGGAGTAACTTACACCTTAAATCTTGACAATTTTAGAGCTTATATTCCTGATTATCTTTTAGTCACTTATTATTCAAACTATAAAGGAAAGGATAATACTGGTAATTTTGTTTTAGATTTAATAAATCTTGATGATGTGCCGCTTTTTGATACTATTGCTCCTGACTTAATTTTGCCAATTTGTTTGAGAGCGGCATTTTATTTGTCGCCTCAAATCAAAAGTTCCCCGGAGTTTGTAACAATTTTTTATCAGGAGGCAGGTGAAACTCTGAAAAACATTGGACGCTCTTACCCCCGCAAACGAACTATTCATTACGGTAAAATTGAATTTGTCCTAGAATAAATATGCCTAAAAAAGGATATAAACAAACAGAAGAACATAGAAAAAAGATAACAGCGGCATTAAAAATAAGATACATTAAATTTCCATATTTAAAACAACAAATTGGTGAGAAATTAAGTAAATTATTGAAAGGAAGAAAATTTTCGGAAGAACATAAAAATAAATTGAGCTTAGCCAAAAAAGGAAAGAAAATTAAGCCTTTTTCAGAAGAGCATAAAAAGAAAATAAGGGAAGCATTAAAAGGACATATAGTTTCTAAAGAAACAATAGAAAAAATGAGTAGGGCTTTAAAAGGAAGAAAGACTTGGAATAAGGGAAAAAAGGGATTACAAGTTGCTTGGAATAAAGGAAAATTATTTTTACAGATAAGAGGGGAAAAACATCCTAATTGGAAAGGAGGGATAACTCCTCAAAATATAAAAATAAGGCATAGTATAGAATTTCGTTTATGGCGTGAGGCAGTCTTTGCCAGAGATAATTGGACTTGCCAGAAATGTAAAGTAAGAGGTGGTAGATTACATTCTCATCATATTCAAAACTTTTCCCAATATCCTGAATTAAGATTTGCAATAGATAACGGAATAACTTTTTGTAGAAATTGTCACCAGTTATTTCATAAAATTTATGGAAAAA